TGGCCAGCTGCAGAAAAAGGTGGATTTCTAACATGTTTTATGGTACAATATACCCTATCTATGATGATAATAATAATAACTAAAGCGTAAGCGAGGTACAATAAATGGCTACAGTAAGTGGAAAAGCTATGTGGGCAAGTGTAACAACTCCACAAACAAGATTTGAGCCTCACAACTATACAATTACTTTGTTGGTTGATGAGGAAATAGCATCAGAGTTCGCATCAGAAGGTTTCGCAGTCAGGGAAACAGATGATGGTAAAGTTCTTGTAATGAAGAGACGTTACCAAAGGAACGATGGAGCAATTAACCCTGTTCCTATATGTGTTGATAAAGATAAAGAACCTTTTACTGATCGAATTGGAAACGGTTCTGAAGTTGTTGTTCAATACAGAGGATACGAAAATCAGTTCGGCAAGTTTATAGAACTTCAAGGAGTTCAAGTTTTGGAACTTGTAGAGTATGAACCTTTGCCTGATGATGGCGAGGAATTTTAATGGCTGAGAAATTTGATAAACCTTTCATACCTATCAACGGTGTGAATTTAACTGTTGACGATCTTCCAGAAGGCAAGGGAAGAGATATCTTTGGAAGATTGCAACGGTTAGCTCAAAAGAAAGCTCTGTTAGTTCTAGACTTAGAAGAACTTCAAGCAGGAATGAATTGGTTTACTAATAGGCTCGTAGATCTAGTCAATAATGAAGGTGAAGAACCTGATGATAGTAATGTTTGACGAGTAATTTAAAATTTTCCTGATTGGTTTATCTGTTCCAAGATAAGCCTCTGGTAAGAAGTACCAATGGTCAGGGTGGATGGTAAACTTCGGTTGGAGGGTAGGTCAAAGGTAGATCATTGGAGCAAACGATGCAAGTAAAAAGAAAGAAAGGTTTTGTACAAAAACATTTGGAATGTCCTTCATGTGGACATAAGAAATGTTACGCAATAAACGCAGATGGTTCTGGCTGGTGTTTCAGTTGCAATTATCGTGGACAACATGAAAAGGGAGTAGCTCTCGTGCCTGATAAACAGACAACTCAATTTACTTCAAACACTTCTGTTGATGCATCAACTTATTCAGCATTAACAGACAGGAAAATATCTGAGGCAACTGCTCGTAAGTATGGAGTGAAGGTTGTTACTTCTACTGATGGAACAATATTTCAGCACAAGTATCCTTACTACGATGATAATGGCGAGAGAGTTTCTACAAAAACAAGACAAGTAAAGAGCAAGAAGTTTTCTTGGGAAGGAACACAAAAAGATATAGGTTTGTTCGGTGAACAGTTATTCAAGAAAGGAAAATATTTAACTATTACTGAGGGTGAGTGTGATGCAATGTCTGCTTACGAATTAATGGGAAGTAGATGGTCGGTAGTTTCCATAAGACACGGTGCAGGCAACGCAGAACAAGACATCAAGGACAGTCTTGAGTTCGTAGAAGGATTTGACAATGTTGTTATTTGTTTTGATAACGACAAGCAAGGGAGAAAAGCATCACAGAAAGTAGCTAGGTTATTAAGACCAGGAAAAGCAAAAATAATGCGACTTCCTGATGGGTTTAAAGATTCAAACGATATGCTCAAGGCAAATGAACACAAAAAATTTGTGACATGTTTTTGGGGAGCAAAGACTTATACACCGACAGGAGTGTTGAATATTTCTGAGAAACGAAAGCAGTTTCATAACAGGGAAAAGAGAGATACTATTCCATTTCCGTGGGAAGGTTTGAACAAAAAGTTATATGGACTACAGACAGGAAGCTTACTAACTTTTACAGGTGGCACAGGTTTAGGTAAGTCTAGTGTTACTCGTGAGATAGAACATTGGCTTATTAAACAAACAAAAGACAACGTAGGTGTTATATCTCTAGAAGAAGATTGGAGAAGAACGGTAGATGGTATTCTATCTATCGAGGCTAATGCAAGGTTGTATATAGATCAAGTAAGAGATGAGTATTCTGAAGAAGAGCTAGATGGTTTTTTTGATATACTGACTGATGATAGTGATGAAAATAAATTATGGATTCATGCGCATTTCGGAACAAGCGACATAGAGGAAATATTTTCTAAGCTTAGATTTATGATTATAGGATGTAATTGCAGATGGATTATCATAGATCACTTACATATGTTGGTTAGCTCAATAACAGAAGGTGATGAACGTAGAGCTATTGATGCGATCATGACTAGATTAAGAAGTATTGTTGAAGAAACTGGAGCAGGTTTGATTCTAGTATCTCATCTAAGAAGAGTTATGGGTAATAAAGGACACGAAGACGGCATTCAAGTTAATCTAAGCCATTTAAGAGGTAGTCAAGGCATAGCACAACTAAGCGATTGTGTTATAGCTTTAGAACGTAATCAACAATCAGATGATCCAGAAGAAGCGAACACTACAGTATTACGAGTTTTGAAATCTAGGTACACAGGTGACGTAGGATATGCAACAAGTTTATTCTATGATAAGCATACTGGCCGCCTGTCTGAGCTTGAATTAGATTCTTTTGAAAAAGATGTGGAGTCAGCATGGACTTAGTATTTGATATAGAAACTGACGATTTAAAAGCCACGAAAGTGCATTGTATGGTAGCTCAAGATTATGACTCTGGCAAAATTTATATGTTTGCTCCTCACCAGTTAGAGTCTGGTCTTGAGTTACTTCAAAAAGCAGACAGATTAATAGGACACAACATAATAGGCTTTGATGTTCCTGTTATCAAAAAATTGTACGGTGTAGATCTGTCTGATAAAGAACTTGTAGATACACTTATCATGTCAAGATTATTTAATCCTGTTCGTGAAGGTGGACATAGTTTAGAAATGTGGGGATATCGTTTGAAATATCCTAAGAAAGATTTTGATGAGTATGAAAAGTATTCAAGTAAAATGTTGGACTACTGTAGAAGGGATGTCCAATTAAATTCTCTGGTATTAAGAGAACTAAAGAAAGAAGGACTTGGTTTTTCTAAAGAAAGTGTACAGCTTGAACAAGAAGTGTCTTTGATATTGAAAGAACAAGAAGATACTGGTTTCCTGTTTGATGCATACAAATCCGAAATATTGTTAGCAGAACTAAGAGAGAAAATGCAAGCAACGGAAGACGAAGTTCACCAAGTTTTTAAACCTAGAAAAGTATTTGAAAAAATTATGCCGTCTTATAGGAAAGATGGTACGCTTTCTAAACTAGGAGTTAGTGAAACAACAAACAAAAAAGTACATCTGCTTGGTTCAGAGTATATGTTATTAAAAAACGGAACACCTCATTTTGTTAGAACACATGAAGAAGAATTTAATCTTGGTTCAAGGAAACAAATAGGAGAATACCTACAAGACTTCGGATGGAAACCTGCACGATTTACACCAACAGGTCAGCCTATTATAGACGAAGGAACTTTAAATAAAGTTAAGCATATACCAGAGGCAAAATTGATAGCTGAGTTTTTGCTGCTTCAGAAAAGGGTAGCACAGATAAGTTCTTGGACAGAAGCTGTAGAAGAAGATGGTAGAATTCACGGTTTCGTAATATCAACAGGAACTATAACAGGAAGAATGTCAGCAAGGAGTCCAAACTTACAACAAGTTCCTTCTGTTAAGAGTCCATACGGTGCAGAATGCAGATCTTGTTGGATTGTACCAAAGGATTATAAGTTAGTTGGAATAGATGCAAGCGGTTTAGAATTAAGAATGCTTGCACATTATATGAAAGACAAGGAGTTTATAAATGAAATCGTTAATGGAGACATACATGCCCGCAATCAAAAAATTGCAGGGCTTAAATCTAGAAGTCAAAGCAAAAGCATTATCTATGCAATCATCTACGGAGCAGGAAACAAAAAGCTTGGTCAAATGGTCGGAGGAAGTACAGCTCGTGGTAAAAAACTTCGAGAACGCTTGTTTGCTGATCAACCAGCATTTAAATCGCTTGGAGATAGAGTTACACAAGTTGCAAAAAGAGGCTACGTTAAAGGACTCGATGGAAGACGGATTAATATAAGAAGAAACTATGCATCTTTGAATAGTTTGTTACAGGGAGCAGGAGCTACAATCATGAAAAAAGCATTGCTCTTGTTATATAAAAACGGAAAGAAAAGAAATTTAGATTTTAAATTTGTTGCCAACATTCATGATGAGTGGCAAGTAGAAGTGCATACTGCACATGCCGAATACTTTGGTAAGCTTGGTGTAGAAGCAATCAAAGAAGCAGGCACTTTTTATAACCTTCGGTGTCCTTTAGATGCTGAATACAAAATAGGAGATAGTTGGAATGATACCCACTAAGAATGAAAATCATAAAATGTATGGAAAAACTTATAACTTTAAAAAAGATCCTAAATGCACCAAGTGTTCTGTAGATCTAATTTCAGAGCAGGAAGATAGCGGTTTCAACTGGAGACCTGCTCTTGTTGTCAGACATTGGTATATTTGTAGCTCTTGTCACAACGATATGAAAAGTTATCACTATTATTTGAGGAAAGCTAAAAAGTACACAGAGCAGATAGCCACTATCAATTTAGAATATATTCAACGTTTTAATCAAATCAAAGAAGGCTTTGTATACATGTTAACTAATCCTGCTTGGAAAGGTTGGATCAAAGTTGGAATGGCTGTTGATGCAGATGACAGATGTAATGCTTATCAAACAAGCAGTCCTCACAGAGATTACACAGTACAGTACAAAAGATTTTTCAAAAACCGAAGAGTAGCAGAAGAGAAGGCACATCTTCTTCTTTCTGACATTGCTTCCGATGTAAATGGAGAATGGTTTAATGTAACAGAACACAACGCTCAAGAAGTAATAGATTCTATATGAAAAATCTCAATACATTAGTAGCTGATATCTATGATAGTATATCTGTTTTAAATGACGGAACAGCACTAAATGTATCTGAAGAAGATATAGATAATTTCGGAAATGCTATGAAAGAAGTGTTGCGGAACTGGTCACATCCTAAAGAAAGATCAAGTAAAAATAATTTACGTATGAGCAACGTTGGTAGACCAATGCGACAACTTTGGTATGATTTAAAATCAGAAGACAAAGCGCAACTTCCGTTAGATTCTTCCGTGTTTATCAAGTTTTTATATGGACATATCTTAGAAGAAGTTGTTCTTTTGTTGGTAAAACTAGCAGGACATGATATTAGTGCCGAGCAGGAAGAAGTAGTTGTTGACGGTGTAAAAGGACATATGGATTGTAAAATAGATGGGGAAGTTATTGATATTAAAACAGCTTCTGGTTTTGCATTCAAAAAGTTCAGAGACGGAACACTAAGAGACGATGATCCTTTCGGATACATGGCTCAACTAGCAGGGTATGAAGAGTCAGCAGAAACAAACGAAGGTGGTTTCCTGGTCTTAAATAAAGAAACTGGTGAACTTGCGTTGCATATACCAGAATATTTGGACAAACCAAACATACGAAGTAAAATTACAAAGATCAGAAATTATTTAAAATTTGACGAACCGCCAGATCGATGTTATAATGATATACCAGACGGTAAAAAAGGAAACATGAAACTTGCTCGTGGTTGTGTCTATTGTAGGCATAAAAATACGTGTCATGAAGATGCTAATGATGGTGAAGGTCTGAGAGTTTTTAAATATTCTAACAAGCTTGTTTATTTCACCAACGTTACAATAGAACCTAGAGTTCCTGAGATAACAAGGTGAATGGAAGAAATTCAAAACAATACAGAAAGACAGGAAAACAAATCTTAGTTGATTGGTTGCGGTCTGTTATACCCGATGAAGAAGACGGTGCTAAGATAACTGTAAAAAACATAGAAGAATTTCTAGCTGAACAAACGCATGTTTACATGAATAGAAAGTTTCTTCTTAGTGCTTATTCTTTGAAATGGATTTATAAACGTGTCAAAAGAAACCCTAAGTTAACTTTTGAACAACTACAAAAAGATCTAAAGCAGGAACAAAAACCAACAACAGGATCATTCACTTTATGAAGAAGAAGACAAAAAAGATAAAACAGTTAGAAGAGTCAGGTGAAATAGAAATTGATATTAATTCAATTGATTTAGAAGAACTATTGATAGCATTAGGCGGAGTCCTGTTCGCAGGCGCAGATGTAATGGAGTTAGATACTCCCTTGCTTGAACGTCTAGCAGATTTAATAACAGCAGAGATTGTTATTCGTGAAAACAATTTATCTCCTGCTCCTAGAGGAGAAACAATGCACTAATGAGAAAACCTAGAAAGAAAAGACCTACTGAAAAAGGACTACCAAAAGGATACGATTCTAAATGGGAGTATGATCTACATAAAGAGCTATTAGACAAATGGGAACACCACAAAGGTTTGATAGAATATTCTATTCCGCATAAGTATCATCCAGACTTTCTAAGAATTATTGATGATAGTATTATATACCTCGAAGCAAAGGGTAGGTTTTGGGATTATGCAGAATACAACAAATACAAATGGGTTAAAGAGATACTTCCTGATGATTGTGAATTAGTATTCATCTTCTCTAATCCATCTGCTCCAATGCCTGCAGCAAAACGAAGAAGAGACGGCACTAAACGAAGTCATGCAGAATGGGCAGAGAAGAATGGATTTAGATGGTATAGCGAAGATAGCTTTCCTAAAGAATGGAGATAAAACATGGGATTGAAAGAATTTAACGATAAACTAAATGCAGATTATATCAAAGAAGAGAAGGTATTTATAATGGCTGGAGACTTAGTTAATCATCCGCCACACTATAATAAAGGTGATATAGAATGCATAGATGCTATCGAAGCTATGCTTACATACGAAGAATACGTAGGTTATTTAAGAGGGAACTCTTTAAAATATCGTTGGAGATTTAGATATAAGAATGGAATACAAGACTTAGAAAAAGCAGAATGGTATGAAAACCGATTATTGGAAGAGTTAAAGAAACATGCCGACAAAGTTTAAACAATCGTATACATCAAAGAACAGACAGACTGGTGTAAAGACTACAACATATTACTGGATGAAAGGAATTACAAAGAGTACGTTATTCGATGGATTAAATAACGATAATACTACACCAAAAATGAAACATAAGATTAGAAAAGAATTGAACCGAAGAGGTATTAAAATAAGGAATAAAAATGAAACAGGTTGAATTACCCACACAGTACCAACAGTTTATACATCTCAGTAGATACGCTAGATGGAATGAAGATTTACAAAGACGCGAGAATTGGCAAGAGACAGTCTCAAGGTATTTTGATTTCTTTGAAGAACATTTAAAAGAGAACAATAACTACAAACTAACTAAGAGACTTCGTAAAGAGTTAGAAGAGGCTGTATTAAATCTAGAAGTCATGCCGAGCATGAGAGCATTGATGTCAGCAGGTAAGGCACTAGAACGAGATAATGTTGCAGGTTTTAACTGTGCTTATGTTGCAGTTGATAATCCTCGTGTCTTTGATGAGACACTTTACATACTTATGTGTGGCACAGGTGTCGGATTCAGCGTAGAAAGACAGTATATTAATAAGCTTCCTGATCTTCCAGAAGAACTACATGATACAGATACCATCATTAAGGTAGCAGATTCAAAGATTGGTTGGTCAAAAGCCTACAAAGAGTTTTTATCGTTACTTTATTCAGGGCAGATTCCTAAGTGGGATCTTTCCAATGTTAGAGCGCATGGCGCAAGACTAAAAACCTTTGGTGGTCGTGCTTCTGGCCCAGATCCTCTTGAAGATTTGTTTCGTTTTACTATTAATATCTTCAAAGATGCTAATGCAAAAGGACAAAAGAAACTTGTATCTATTGATTGTCACGACTTAATGTGCAAGATTGCAGAAGTTGTGGTTGTTGGTGGTGTCAGAAGATCGGCACTCATCTCTTTATCTAATTTATCTGATGAAAGAATGAGGAATGCTAAAAGCGGAGCATGGTGGGAAGAGAGCCAACACAGGGCATTGTCTAATAACTCCGTAGCCTATACAGATTCAGCAGAAATGGGAGCATTTATGCGAGAGTGGCTTTCCTTGTATGAAAGTCGTAGCGGTGAACGAGGTATTTTTAATCGTCAGGCTGCTGAGAAACAAGCATCTAAAAACGGCAGGCGCGAAGAGTACAAGGATTATGGTTGCAATCCTTGTAGTGAAATCATATTACGCAACAAACAGTTTTGTAACTTAACTGAAGTAGTAATCAGAACAAAAGATAATTACGCGAGTTTAGAAAGAAAGGTGAAGTTAGCAACAATTCTTGGAACTTTCCAAGCAACTTTAACGAACTTTAGATATTTAACAAAAGCTTGGGAAAACAACACAGTTGATGAAGCTCTGCTTGGTGTATCGTTCACAGGTATTATGGATAATAAAGCATTAAGCGGTCAGGGAAGTGCTGGTTTGTTAGAAAATTATTTAAAAGATTTGAAAGATTTTGCAATAGTAACTAATAAAAAATGGTCTAAGAAACTTGGCATTAATCATTCTGTTGCTATTACTTGTGTAAAACCTAGCGGAACTGTTAGTCAATTAGTAGATAGTGCATCAGGAATTCATACTAGGCATAGTCCATACTATATCAGGACTGTTCGTGCTGATAAGAAAGATCCAGTAGCACAGTTGATGGTTGATCAAGGAGTTTACCACGAAGACGATATAACTAAACCAGACCACACTTATGTGTTCTATTTCCCTATTAAATCTCCTAAAACTTCTATTACAAGAGATAACCTAAGTGCTTTGTCTCATTTAAAGCTTTGGAAATTCTATCAGGATGAATGGTGTGAACATAAACCATCGTGTACTATATCTGTTCGTGAACATGAATGGTTAGATGTAGGATCGTGGGTATGGAAAAACTTTGATTCTATTTCTGGTATATCCTTTTTACCTTATACTGATCATTCATACAAACAAGCACCG